ACTAACAAACTGGCTTGGACACTCTTGGAATGTTTTAGGCTCTGATAATGAAGATAGATGGGTAGAGCTAGATGAATTTGGTCACTGGGAATACCAAGTTACTAAAGGTACGGGCGGCAAAAAAGTGCACTTCTATGTAACGGTTACCGAAACAGACCAACCACTAGACGCTGGTAGAATGTGGAGCGTAGAGTTTGATTCTAGTTGCGACAACCAACACAAATCCGCTATCATTGAAACAGGAGAAAAGCACGAGTTCTCTGTAAACACGAATTTTTGGTCAGACACTAACTTTACCTTTAAGATAACTTCTACTAAAGGTGATGCAGATAGAAATATTCTTGTACATTTGGTAACAAAAACGACTTCATAATGTGGTCCTGTCATATATACTGGGGCTTCGGATTTGGCTTTGAGTTTTATGAAGCGGAACTAGAGTTTGAGGACGGTTCAAAAGACCCGATATCATATCTTTTAATTAACATCGGACCGATAAGGATACAACGTGGAGAGTACATCTGAACCAGAGCCAAAAGCTCATGAGGATAAACTTGAAGAACTAAAGAGATGGTTTGAAGCAATAGGAGATTGTGTGTAATGGCTATTAAAAAAGGTAGTGAAACATTTAGTGGTTACAACAAACCTAAACGCACTCCTGGACACAAGACAAAGTCACACGCTGTACTAGCAAAAGAAGGTGATGAAGAAAAACTCATACGATTTGGGCAACAAGGTGTGTCTGGAGATAAAAAGAAAACAACAAGAAGCGACTCATTTAAAGCAAGACACGCAAAGAATATAGCAAAAGGTAAGATGTCAGCAGCCTATTGGGCTAACAAGGTAAAATGGTAGATAAAAAGTCTATTAACAGAAAGACTAGAGAAAGATTAAAAATCTGGAGGGCAAACAATCCAGAAAAAGTACGCAATAAAAACTATCAAGATAGATATGGCATCTCATTAGAAGAATATGAGGTTATGCTTAAAAAACAAAAAGAATGCTGCTTCTTATGTAAAACACATAATGACGATAGTAAGCTTTTTGTAGACCATTGCCACACAACAAAAAAAGTACGAAAACTATTATGTCAGCATTGTAATAGTGGTCTAGGTTACTTTAAAGACAATAAAAAAATACTAAAAAAAGCAATAGACTATTTAATAAAATATTAATCAGGAGCGATGACCCGAAAGGAGTCGCATGAGTATGGCACAAAAACAAATAAGCACTGGCTATAAAGCTAGAGAGCCACAAAAGAAAATACATCAGTTAGTAAAAGAAAACAGATTCACTGTAGTGGTAGCCCACCGCAGAATGGGTAAGACAGTCTGTGCGATAAATCAACTTATACACAGTGCATTAAATTGTGAGAAACCAAATCCAAGATTTGCTTACATAGCACCAACGTATAACCAATCAAAGAGAATCGCATGGGACTATCTTCTTGAGTACACAAGACCGTTAGGCGGGAAGGCTAACATTGCAGAATTAAGAGTGGACTTCATGGGTAAGCGTATCAGTTTGTATGGTGCAGATAACCCTGATAGTTTGCGTGGTATCTATTTAGATGGCTGTGTGCTAGATGAAATAGGTAACATTAACCCTACATTATTTACTGAAATTGTACGACCAGCATTGTCTGATAGATTAGGCTACTGTGTAGCAATGGGAACGCCTAAAGGGCAGAACCACTTTAAAGAATTACGTGATAGAGGTATGCGAGAAGAAGGTTGGAAGCTGTTAGAGTTTAAATCTTCTGAAACAAACATACTTCATCCAGACGAATTAAAATCGGCTCGTGCCGAGATGGGCGAAGACAAATACCAGCAAGAGTTTGAATGTAGCTTTAATGCTCCAGTAGAAGGTGCGTATTACTCTTCTATTATAAACGATTTAGACGAAAAAAAACAGATTATAGATATCCCTAAAGACGAACTAGCAAGAACCTATACGGGCTGGGATTTAGGTATGTCAGACTCTACTAGCATATGGGTTGCACAAGTAGTTAACAAAGAAATACGCCTAATAGACTTTACTGAAAATCATGGGGTAGGTCTTGATTACTATGTTAACTGGCTGCGAGAACATGACTATATGCACGCCACGCACATATTGCCGCACGATGTAGCGGTAAGAGAACTAGGCACAGGTAAGTCTAGGAAAGAAATGTTAGAAGACGCAGGTTTAAACATTACTATTGCAACTAAACTGTCGGTAATGGATGGGATAGCAGCGGCTAGAAGAATGTTGCCACGTTGCTGGTTTGATACAGATAAAACAAAAGTTGGATTAGATGCTTTGCGTAATTACCGCAGAGTGTTTGATGAAAAAAGAAACGTATTTCATGACAGACCTTTCCATGACTGGGCATCGCACGCAAGTGATGCGTTCAGATATTTGGCTGTAGGTATGGATGAATCTCCTATGGAAGCATGGACTAAACCTCTTGTGACTAATAATAAATGGATAGTATAAATGGCATATGACAAAAAAAGCATGGATGTAAATTCAGACGATAACTTAACATTAGTTAATATTGTTGAATCATACATTGATGACTCACTAGGTTTCATTCAAACTGAAACCAGCTATGAAAGACAGACCGCATTAGAATATTATTTGCGTGAGCCTTATGGTAACGAAGTAGAAGGTAGAAGCTCTATTGTTACAGGTGAGGTAGCTGAAGTAGTAGACGGTGCATTACCACAGATTATGAAAGTGTTTACTTCATCTTCTAAAGCAGTAGAGTTTGAGCCAGTTAATGAAGGCGATGGTGCTTTAGCAGAACAAATAACAGCATACGTTAATCACATATTCTACAAAGACAACAATGGCTTTGAGATTATGCACGATTGGTTTAAAGACGGATTGCTGCAAAAAGTTGGTGTAGTAAAAGCCTACTGGAATGATAAAAAAAATACCACAAAAGAAAATTATGAAAACTTAACTGAAGACGAACTTGCTATGATTTTGCAAGACGAAGAAGTTGAGGTAGTAGCCCAAGAAGAAGTAGAAGAAATTATAGAACAAGAACCACAGCCAATGATTGACCCACAAACAGGTCAGCCTGTAGCAGACGAAATGGGTATGCCATTGATGATGGAAGTGCCTCCTATTGTTAATGTTTACTACAATGTAAAATGCAAACGCACGAAAGACTTTTCTAAAATAAAAATAGAGAATGTTGCCCCAGAAGAATTCCTTATAGACAAAAGAGCAACGACTATTGAAGATGCTACCTTTGTAGCACAGCGTAGTTTAGTTACACGTTCTGACTTAATAGCAATGGGCTATGATAAGGATGTAGTAGCTACGTTATCTATGGGTGATACGTTAGACTTTACTCCAGAAAGGGTAGCACGATACGGTCCAGGTGAAGCACCTTACCCAACAAACAACACTGAAGATGAGTCAATGGAGTTGGTTGAGTATTATGAGTGCTATGTAAAAACTGATTTAGATGAAGATGGTATAGCCGAGTTACACCGCGTATGCTATGCGGATAATAAAGTGTTAATGACTGAAGAAACTGACTACGTTCCTTTCCACAGCGTTTGCCCTATTCCAGTACCACATAAATTCTTTGGACAATCCCTAGCAGACAGAGCTATTGACTTACAACTAATTAAGTCAACAGTAACTAGACAGATGCTAGATAACCTATACCTTACTAACAACTATAGAGTAGGTGCAGTAGAAGGACAGGTTAATCTTGATGATTTATTAACCTCTACCGCAGGTGGTGTGATTCGTATTAAGAATCCTAATGCTTTAGTACCTATGACAGTGCAATCTAGTGCAGGACAATCATTCCCCATGTTGGAATACCTAGACGGTATCCAAGCTAAACGTACGGGCGTGAGTGACGCACAGCAAGGACTAGACCCTAACCTTTTACAAAACGTAACAGCAACCGCAGTGTCTGCTATGTCTAGTGCTTCACAAGGCAAGCTAGAACTAATTTCTCGTATCTTTGCTGATACAGGTGTTACCAGTTTGTTTAAAGGCATACTTCACCTTGTATGTCAGTACCAACAAAAAGAACGCATTATTAAAGTACACAACAGCTTTGTTCCTATGAATCCTAGAGAGTGGAACACTGAATATAACCTTACTGTTAATGTAGGATTAGGTACTGGTGGTAAACAAGAACAGTTAGCAACTATGCAAATGATTCTTGCTAAACAAGAAGAGGTATTAAAAGGTTATGGTTTAAACAACCCATTAGTTAACCTTAAACAGTACCGAGATACCCTAGCTAAATTTATTAACATGGCTGGCTTTAAAGATGACTCTGCGTTTCTTATGGATATATCTGAAGAGCAAGCTATGCAAATGGCACAACAAGCTGCTCAAGCTCCTAAAGAAGAAGACTCTAATACTAAAGCGGCAGCAATACTAGCTGAAGTAGAAAGAGAAAAAGCTCAAATGAAGATGCAATCTGATATGGCTAAACTAGAACTAGAAAAACAAAAAGCTGAATTAAAAGCTCAAAAAGAAATGTTGCAACTTCAACAAGAACGTATGGAGTTTGAAAAAGAAATGGCTATGAGAGAATTAGAGCTTGCACAAAAAGCGGCTAACGATAACAAGAAAACTGAACTAAATCAGTCTAAAGAACTAATCAATGCTTTAGATAAGATTAATAAAATTGCAGGTATGTAATGACCAAATCAGAAGCTTTTAGAAACCTTTTGCAAAGTCAAGAGCTGAATGACGAAATGCAAGAGATGCAACACGAGCTAACCGAACTAATCATTAACTCTGATTCTGACCAACAAAAAACCCGAGAGGATGCTTACGTCAGGATTAAAGTTATCAACGAAATCATGAACCGTTTTAAATCCATTGCAAAAGACGATGAGATTAAAGACAGAGCATGGAAGATATTATAGGCAATTGCCTTTAATGGGTATCCTCCCCTAGAGGAAATTAAGGAAACACAATGAGTGAAGAAACCATGACTCCCCAAGAGGGAAGTGGAGAACTAACAATATCAGATGCAACTTCTGCTATAGAAGGTATGTTATCTGCAAGTGAGGACTCCAACGAGCAACCAGAAACTGTAGAGAATACAGAAGTAGAAGAAGTAGAGGAATCAGAAGAAGAGGTTGAAGAAGAAGCTGAAGAAGTTGAAGAGGCTGAAGATGATACTGAAGAAGAAGATGACTCCGAGTATGAGGACGAAGAAGAAGTTGAGGAAGAACAGACTTTCACAGTCAAAGCGGCTGGTGAAGAAAAACAAGTTACCCTTGATGAACTTAAAAAGTCTTATCAACTTGGCTCTGACTATACTAAAAAGACTCAAGAAATAGCTGAACAGCGCAAGGTTATTGAAACCGAAGCTAAAGCTATTATTGAAGCTAGACAAGTTAGGGATGAGTATTCACAGAAATTGCAGGCAGTACAACAATTCTTGGTTGGTAGTAATGACCGACCAGAAGATTTAGCTGCAATGAAAGAGAACGACCCAATAGGATATGCAGTTAAGGTCGCAGAAATGACCGAGAAGAAA